GATGCCAGCATGTACAGTAACGCATGTCGGGATCTGGGATGCAGAGTCTAGTGGTAACTTCCTCATGGGTGGTTCGCTCGACGCATCTAAGGTAGTTAACGCTGGCGACACGTTCACTATTGCCGCTGGTGATTTGGATGTGAGCGTAGACTAATGGTTGATTGGGAGATTTACTATAACGATGAATCCACCTTCAGTGATGAAGATGGAGGACCAGGGGACGCACCCGGTTCTGGTGTTGTTGCCATCGTTTGTAAAGACTCCCTGCATGAATGGGTCATCGTTAGTCGTGAAGACTATTATATCTATAGGCATAATGAGGGAGAATGGTACGGTGTAGATATTAATGGTCTGTGGGATTACCTGAACACTGGCGGAAATAGTCACGTCAAATTTGGGCGTACAATCGCAACAAAAGAGTTTCAGAGAATTCACGAGATAGCGGCAACATCAAAACGTGATATGTTTGATCGAAAGAAGCAGCGTCGTTATCCTGATATGCCGCACGAGTTGCCGCCATGACTAAAATTTGGCCGAACGTAGTTCAGCAATTGTTCCGCATCCGAGATGATGATGGAAGCGAGACCGGCGCGACGTGGCTTGAAGATCTGAACGACGATCACACGCTAAGTGCAGATAACGCATTTCGAATTCGATTCGAAATTGAAGAAACCGCTGGCGCGAGCGAGGGTGCGTTTTACCACGAGGTCTATTACTCACGAAATAGCGGAGCGTGGACGCTGGTAGAAGCGTCAGATACGTACATTCGTCCAGAACTTTCGAGCGAATTTGCTGACGGTGATGACTGCACACAACAACTTGGTTCCGGCACGTTCTTTACCAACAATAATAGCATGGTTGAAGATGGGCAGACCGAGAATCTTGGCCTAGCAGCGAGTACCCACACCGAGCAAGAATATTGCATGAAGTTCCAGTGGTCGGCGGTATCCGATGAGGATACTTTTGACTTCCGAGTCGAGCGGTACAACGGCGACACCCACGGGCTGGACCTTGACGGATACACGAATACGCCACGAATCACCATTGATAAAGGTGGAGTGGCAGAAGTATTCGGCTCCGCTACAATATCACCATCAGCCACAATCTCGAATATCCCATCAAAGAACACAGCATTAGCCTCTGCATCGTTATCTGCCACTGGTGACATGGATGATGTAGCGGCTACTGTTTCTACCACTGGTGCAGCTACGCTATCTGCTACTGCGACAATAGAAAATATACCAGCGTTCAGAGAAAAGTTTGGATCTGCTACATTATCAGCGTCAGCAACAATTGAGAATATTCCATCATTTAATACTGCAATCGGCACCGCTGCATTATCAGCTTCAGCTACAATCGAGAATATTCCATCATTTAATACTGCAATCGGACTTGCTACGTTATCTGCTACAGGCACTATAGTAGATATCCCGTCAATTAGTACAATTTTCGCCGCAGCCACGTTATCTGCCGAAGGGTTAGTGGAAGCTACTGGTGATGTTGAAGCAGAGAATGAAGTTTTCGGCTCTGCTACAATATCAGCGTCAGGTACTATTTCAAATATCCCATCACTTATAACACAGCTTGCATCTGCAACATTATCTGTTACGGGCGCAATTACGAATACCCCCACACTGGTAACACAGTTTGCATCTGCAACATTATCTGCTGCTGCTACAATAGAGGATATTCCTAGTTTTAGAACAAAATTTGGCAGTGTCACAGTCATTGCCATTGGCACAGTAGAGGGTGATGGATATAATACCTCTGTTGCTGCTGCTAGTATATCCGTTGCAGGTACAGTAATAACAACAGATACATTTAATACAGCATTAGCGAGTGCTACTCTCCTTGGAATAGGTGTTGTTGAGGCTGATGGTTTCATAGAAGGCGAAGAAGAAGCCGAAAAGAAGCGTTTGCCAAGATTCCTAAAACGCGGAATAAGGAAGACGCAACCATCCAGAGTTACAACTGGACAAAGGGAAACTATCAAATGATTGATCCTATTGTTTTTTTGCTTGTAATTACAATTATTTTACTTTCTGTTTTTATGATCAATGTGCATAAGTACAAAGAGAGAGAAAAGCAGTTAAACATTAAAATGGATAAACTGCGACGGACGAATAACAGGCTCAAAGAACGTGTAATCGGTGAAAAGCCCCTAAAAAGGAAGTTTCGAAATGGATGAAGGCAAAACCTTAAAAGAAGAAGTAAAAAATGCCCACTCTCCAGCCGAGTTTTGGCTAGAAGAGATAAAACAGGCAAAAAAATACTTCGAGAAATGGTGGGAGCGATCTTCTGAGGTTGAAGCTGTATATAGGGGTGATTACGATAGAGGGAAAGAGAAATTCAATATTTTGTGGTCTAATACAGAGGTTATGCGCCCATTACTGTATTCAAGGACACCAAAACCCATTGTTGAAAGACGATTTAAAGAAGAGGAAGGAAGCGAGGTAGCTCGCATAGCTGGACGTGTGCTAGAAAGATGCCTGGATTATTGCATTCAGATTGAGGGGCATGAACTAGATGCAGTAATGGAAAAAAGCATTCTTGACAATCTGTTATCTGGCAGGATTGTTACCAGGGTTGTTTATGAGCCTTTTTTAAAGAAAGGTGAAGATAGCTTCAGGAATTTAACACCAGAAGAGGTATCCAGGCTTGAAGCAAGTGGAAAAGAGGCACCAGGGGGGAATCAGGTAAAAGTAGAGGGTAAAGAAACAAAAGAATGGGAAGAAGCATACATTAAGTATGAATTCAGAAAAGATTTCTTGCATTCTCGTGCTAAGACTTGGGAAGATGTTTGGTGGGTTGCTTTTGGTGCAAATTTGGATAAAGATGACGTTATAGACCAATTTGGCATTAAAGTTGCTGATAAACTTGAAGTTTCCGCTCAAAGTGAAGAGGAAAAACAAGAAGAGAAGGAAAAAACCGGGGAATCTTCACCAAGAGCACATCCAACCTATAGAGTGTGGGAAATCTGGAATAAACGTACACAAGAGGTTATTTTCGTTGCAGAGGACAATGACGTTGTTCTAAAAACAGAAGATGATCCATTAGAACTGCAAAACTTCTTTCCGTGTCCACGTCCAGTATTCTCAATCTTTACAAACGATTCTCTGATTCCGGTTCCAGAATACACGCAATATCAGTATCAAGCGGAAGAATTAAATATTCTTTCACGCAGAATTAGCAGACTCGCTAATGCTTTAAAAGTGCGCGGTGTTTACGATTCAACCATTACTTCACTTTCTGGTCTGCTTGATGGCGAAGAAAACGCACTTATACCGGATGAAAACTTCGGCAAACTCGCACAAGTGGGTGGAATTGATGGTGCAATTGCGTTTATGCCGATTGCGATAATTGGAGATGTGATTGCTAAAACAATCGCATTACGGAAAGATACAATACAGGTAATTTACGAGATAGTTGGAATTGCCGATATTCTTCGTGGTGCAAGCGATCCAAGGGAAACCGCCACAGCACAGAGGATAAAAGGGCAATACGGTGGAATGCGTATTCGCAAACGGCAGAAGGAAATTCAACGGTATGCTAGAGATCAGATTAATATTTTATCTGAAGTGATAGCTGAACAGTTCGATGTGCAGACGTTATTGGTTATGTCTGGTATCCCTAAAAACAAGTTTGAAACGGTTGGCATGGGAGAGGTTATGAAGCTTCTCAGGGATGATGCCCTGAGAGGTTTCCGCATTGACATTGAAACAGATAGCACTATAGTAGAAGATGAGGAACGTGAGAAGCGTGAGGTAATGGAATTCATGGCTGCGATGGGTCAATTCACGGGACAAGTATTTCAGGCAGTGCAATCGGGCATAATGCCTCCGGATGCGGCACAAGAAATTATGTTGTTTGCGTCAAGACGTTTTCGGGCTGGACGTAAGCTTGAAGGCGCATTAATGAAAATGGGTCAAACTCCACCCAAGGATGAGCAAAAGGACGGAAAACAACAGGAACTTCAAGCTAAGATGAGCCTTGAAATGGCTAAACTTAAACAAAAAGATGAGCAATTCAAAATGGAATTACAGCTTGAGCTTGGCAAGCTGAATGTCAAAATGGCTGAATTAAAGGATAAAAAGGTCATTGCTCGAATGAAGGTTGAGGCTGACATTTTTGAGGCTATGATTGACCAAAAAACAACTGAAATAAATGCTCGTGGGGGCAAGTCGCAATGAAACGGATATACAAGATACATCCTTCAGGAAAGGGATTGATTGATATAACCGAGGAGCGGCGTAGGATACCTGAATCCGCAGCCCCCGCCATTTTTGGCGAAATCGAACCATATCCATTTATGGGTAAATCTCATAAAGTCGATTCGGCAAAAGGTGAACATGAGATGATTACTTCACGAACCCGCCACAGGGAAGTATTAAAAGAGGGTGGGTATATTGAAGTTGGAAATGAAAAATTAAAAGGTGTAAGGAGTCATCAAAATGCCTAAGCTATTGTCAGACGCTATCAAAGAGGATATGTCTTCGATTTTTGATGCATTGGCTAACGATGAGCCGATACCAAAGTTAGAGGAGAAAGACAATGCCTTGCAGGGGAAAGAAGAAGAAGAAAAAGAAGGGGAAGAAAAAGTAATAGAAGAAGAGGAAAAAACATCTGAAGAAGTTACAGGAAAAGGTAAGCCTTCGGAGGGTGAGAAAAAGTCTGAGGGGGAAGAAGAGGAAAAACCATCAGTAGAAATCGAAGCAGGAGACCTTGAGCCAAATTCTGGTTGGGATAAGGCAACACAAGATGATTTTAGAAATCTTCCTGAAAACATGCAGGAATTTCTATTAAAACGTCATCGGGAAATGCAGGCTGACTACACTAAGAAAACCAAGGATATCGCAGATATCAAACATGCTCTCGAACCTGTACAGGAAGAGATCGCAGAACTTGGAATTAGTGAAGGTGAAGCACTCCGCAACCTTATTGGTGCCCATTCGCTTTTGAAATCAAAGCCGCTTTTGGGATTCCAGTATCTAATGCAAGCTTACAGGGTTCCACTCGAAGAACTACAAGAAAAATGGTTGGACCAAGAAGCCTTTACTCAGGCAGTAAAAGAGAGTGGAAGGGCGGCTGATACCGAACGTAAATTGACTGCTGCTGAACGTGAGCAAATCAAAAGAAGTCATGATGAGGAAGTAGTTAGGATTGAAGAATTTGCGAAAGACCACGAACATATGGAAAAGGTCATGCCGCAAATGAAGAAGCTTCTACTTTCTCGGATTAAATCTGGAGAAAAAGAGAAGCCTGATTTGCAGGAGCTTTATGACGAAGCAATTTGGTTGAATCCTGAAGTGAGAGAAATTCTCATCGCTGAAAGGGAAAATAAAGATACCAAGACAGGCAAAGACGTAAAGCAAGCTAAAAAGGCTTCAACTCGCGTTAAACAGGCAGCGGAAAAGCACGAGAAGAAAAAAGAACTGCCCAGCACTCTCTCTGGCGAGCTATCTGCAAATTGGGATGCTCTAAGCACACCACAATAACTACGAAAGGACTAGAGTATGGCAACTGTAAATCTAACTGAACTGGTAGCCACAACTCTACGCAATCGTAGCAAAGATTACGCTGATAACGTTTCCAAGGGGAATGCGCTTCTCACGAAGCTTTCATCCTCTGGTAATGTGAAGTCCGCGAGCGGTGGTCGTACCATTGTTCAAGAACTCGAATACGCCGAAAATGCGACATTTAAGTATTACTCAGGATATGAGACCTTCGATATCGCTCCAACCGACGTTTTCGATGCAGCGGAGTATAACTGGAAACAGGCTGCGGTTGTTGTGAGTGCTTCCGGTCTCGAAGTCAACGTTATGACTACGGGTAAAGAGGCTACACTTAACCTGCTTGAGAAGAGAATTTCCAACTCTATGAAAACGATGCGGAACAATGTTTCCATCGGTATCTATAGTGATGGGACCGGATCAAGCTCAAAACAAATCACGGGACTACAAGCCCAAATCGCAGACGATCCCACCAGTGGTACCGTCGGTGGAATCAACCGGGCGAACTGGTCTTTCTGGCGCAACCAAATTGGAAGTGCTGCGAATATTTCTTCCACAACCCTCCCCGGTCTTATGAAAGCTATGTGGCTTGCTTGCCAACGTGGGCCAGATGTCGCAAAGTTGATTGTAGCCGACTCGATTCGTTTCACTGACTATTGGGACTCTCTGACCACAATTCAGAGAATCACCCGTGAAGACAAGGGAATGATGGGGTGGGAGACTCTAGCGTTTCTCAGTGCGGAAGTAGTCTATGATGGAGATTCAGGGCTTCCAGCGGAGCATATGTATTTCCTTAATACTGACTATCTGTTCTGGCGACCGCACACATCTGTTAATATGGTCCCGCTTGACCGACGGGATTCTCTAAATCAGGATGCATTCCTTGTACCTGTGGTATTCGCTGGTAACCTTACCATGTCGAACGCTGCACGTCAGGGTGTCATCTTTGACAGTGCGTGATAGGGGGTAGGTTATGAGCTGGAATGTCATTGATCTACCGGGTGCTCGAATTGAAGAATTCGACACAACGAAAGTTTTTAACATTGGACAGACTTGCAAGGCACGAAACACTGCTAATGGTTATATCGGTGAATTCGTGTATATGCAAGGTGTTGCTTCCTGTGTTGTCGGTGCGTGGGCTTGCCTCAACTATGACACGGGGATTGTCAATCTTCTGATTGACACAGACGTTGGTGGAGTCGGAATTGCAATGTCTGCATCCGTAGCTTCCACTTTCGGATGGTTCCAAATCAGAGGAAAAGCGGCAGGATCGCTCGCCGCTTCGTGTGCGGATAATGCCGAACTGTACACTACTTCTGTTGCGGGTGTTGTCGATGATGCCCTGACTGGTCAATTCCAAGTCTTTGGTGCTCGGTGTGCAGAGACGGTCACTGGTGCTGCTGTGGCTGAAGTGGAAATCCACTATCCACAGGTCGCTGGACCTGATGCAGCGTAACATTAACTTCGAAAACCGGGGGAGGAAACCCTCCCCCTTTTCACAACAGGAGGTTTAAAATGGAAAGTCCAGTAAGCTTCGCAGACTTAAATACGAATAAAACACAAGAAGTTGATGGATGTATTCCTATCTTTCATACGAAAACAATGGAAGATCAAGCGGAAACACAGAAAACGGGGAAAAGAAAGTTTAAGGAAGTTCCGTATGTGCAAGTGATTTCACCGGGGAATGATAAAGAAGTTCCAGATTTCAAGGTAACTCAGATCCATAAAGACAGGTGGCCCGTACAGTGGGAAGCATTTCAAAAAGGTGTAGAGGCACCTGTTGATGGGTTTCCATTAACAGAGTGGAATGGATGCACTAGAATAGAGGCACATACACTGTGTGCGGAAAACATTAAAACTGTTGAAACTTTGGTTGCCACACCGGATATAAATCTTCAAAACATTGGACATGGTTTCATTGGGTTGAAACATAGAGCAGAAGGATTCATGGAATCGCAGAAAGGTGAAGCTGGATTCCAAAAACTAACTGCTGAAAACAAAGAGTTGAGATTACAAGTCGAAAATAACGCTGATAAGATAAAAGGTCTTGAAGCAGTAATTACTGATCTAAAAACAGACTCAGGGAAGAAAAAGTCTGTGTTTAAGAAATAGAGGATTTAATGGCTACATTTTTAGAGATTGCAAATAATATTGCCGTTAAAGTTAGACTGCCAGAAATGACTGGCTGTTTCTCTAGCCCTGATCGCAATGCAAGAGTTATAAAATTAGCCATTATAGACAGCACTAGAAGAAATATCTTCAAAGCATTTGATTGGTCATTTCTTCTTAAAAAGCATACATTCGCTACAGTTAACGAAGTTGCGGCATATAACGTTCCAGTCGATTATGATAGAATTATAAATAATACAGTCTGGAACAATACCGCGCAACGAAGAATTTCGGGACCAACGAATGCGCAAAAATGGGCATTGTACCAGAATGATGCATTCGGTGTAAGTTCTATTGATTACACATGTAAAATTCTACCAAGTGCGACAGGACAAAAACAGCTAAACTTAGAACCTGAACCTACTAGCACTGAGGCAATATCATATTACTATATATCCAACAAATATATAGTATCCGAATCAACATTGGTGGCTGCATATACGAACGATGATGACACATCGCTTTTCGACGACGATTTAGTCGAGCAAGCAGCGTTGTATAGAGTGCTACGTACAATTGGATTAGATTATGGAGAAGAGAAGTACGAGTATGAACAGTTATTGCATGAACGAACCTCACATGATGGTGGTGCGGAAAATCTGAAGATGGATGGTCCATCTGAAGATACATTGATTTTAGGTGCCAATACACCATTAACTGGATTTGGTTCATGACATTATTCGAGTCACCTAATACCGCTGCACGTTTAAAGCGCACAAGAAAAACTCGCTCTGTAAAACGAGAAATGGAGCCTCCGACAAGCGGACTAAATACTCGTGATAGCTTAGATAATATGGGTAAAAGAGATGCGGTGATTTTGGAGAACTGGACTCCAGATCTAGGTAAACTGCGTGTCCGTGGTGGACGCAGAGAACATACGGACTCAAACGATATCGACGGGCATACCGGCAATAATGTCGAAAGCTTGATGATCTATGAGTCCGGTTCTTCAAAACAATTGCTTGCAGCGGAATACGGTGCTGCTAATACCTGTGTTATATATAATGCTACTAGCATTGGCGCGCCGGGAGATCCTGTACTGAAATCAGGGTTGGCTATAGCTAGACTTGAATCTAGCATGTTTTCAACTAATTTGATAGTTGTTGGCAATGGCATTACTCCACAAACTTATAATGGCACTGTATTTAGTGATTTAGTGTGTGATTTCGGCGGAGGTGGCGCAAGAACAGATGCGGTAGGATGTCTAGCATACAAAAATAGAATGTATTACTGGACTGTAAATTCTTCGGAATTAGATACACCAGGGGCAACATTATCGAAATTCCAACTAGGTTATATGCTTAAAAAAGGCGGGCATCTTGTACATATGGCTACATTGACTATTGATGGTGGTGCTGGTCCTGATGATTTAGCTGTGTTCATATTTTCAACAGGAGAAGTCCTGATATATCGTGGATCTTCCCCGGAGGCATACGCTGATTGGGCAATTGTAGGAAATTATGACATAGGTGTGCCATTGTCGAATAGAAGTATTGTTAAGTTCGGTGGTGATTTGATTGTTTCCACTGAACTTGATTATGTTTATTTTTCAGATGTAATATCCGGTAAAGAAACAAAACAGAAGAAATCAAAAATTACCGGAGCAGTGAAACAAGCGGTGATTGACTATGGCACAAATTGGGGATGGGGTACAGAAATCTATAACGCTGGAAAGATCTGTGTGTTCAATGTCCCGGTTACGACGAATTCAGAAGCAAAACAGCATGTCATTAACCTTATTACAGGAGCTTGGACCATCT